GACATGCGAGAAGGCCACTAATGCCAATCTATGAGTTCGAATGTACCAACGAGGAGTGCGAGGCTAACTTGCGCTACGAGAAGGAAATGAGTATCCATGAACCACATACAGTCACATGCCAGTTCTGTCACAGCTCGATGCAGAAGATTTACAGCGTTCCTAGTATTCAATTTAAGGGAAGCGGTTTCTACTCAACCGATAATTAGAGCGACACGCTCATTGCAAGGATTAAGAAATATAGGCTCTGACCTGCGGTTATGTGCTGTCTTGGTTAAATCTAAGTTGACAGGGTCGGTACACTCTAGGCTAGAGCCCATCAAGGGCTCAGAGCGGGCCGCGCTGCGGATAGCCCGCTCGGTAGCCATCGTTATTGGGATATCTCTATCTATGCAGAGTACTGCAGTAGGGATAGGCTCAATAGATCCTTATACAAACATCAAAGAACTAGCTGATTATCAATTAACTGATAAGCAATACAATTGTCATAACGAAATAGTCTTTAGAGAATCATCATTTAGGATTAACGCTGTTAATGGTAGTCATTATGGGTATTACCAGATACGCAATACTAAGCTAATAGATGCACCATATGACTATCAGTTCTATTTCTACTGGAAGTATGTGCAACACAGATACGGCATTACCAAGTATGATGAGCCTGATTACTGCAAGGCGTTACATCATCTCAAGGTAAAGGGTTGGCAATGATTCGAGGACTATTGTGTTGGTTGCTTGGTCATAAGTTCTGCTCATTCCACGAGCAGGATATTCATTACGCCTTCTGCGTTCATTGCTATAAGAGTCACTATGTCAAGCTTAACTAACAAAGGTTCTACTTCTCAATGGAGAAGGATAAGAGAACAGATCATCAGAAGAGATGGCTGCTGCCAAATGTGTGGCACAGAGGAACGCCTAAGCGTTGACCACATCGTGCCTAGAGTATTAGGTGGTACTGATAGCCCTGATAACTTGCAAGTATTGTGTTCATCATGCAATAGCAGCAAGGGGGGTAGGTTTTTTGATAGGGATAAAACACCCCCGACCCTTCATGGTTTAATTTCCCCCAAAAACGCCTCAACAAGTCATTATCGGCTTGAATCGGATAAGAACCAGTCATGACGGCTGAAAACGTCTCAGAAGGGCTGCAAACGGCTGAGGTAGGGGTAACAGAAGTACGTTATGGCTCCCAAACGCCTAGAATCCGCTCTAAGCCATTGGATTTACCCACTCGAGGCGATGAGATGGTTCAGTTCTGCATCGACATCGGCTTTCCTTTGCTTCCTTGGCAGGAGCAACTAGCCAGAGACTGCCTAAGATATAAGCCAGATGGACGCTGGGCTCACCCGCTAATAGGCATCATGCTTCCACGCCAGCAGGGTAAATCGACCTTTATGGCGCTTAGAATCTTGTTCGGAATCTATGTTCTAGGCGAGAAAATGCACCTTGCTACAGCTCATAAGTTGACTACATCAAGCGAAATCTTCTTTAAGGTATCTGAAATCATTGAAGGTTCGCAGATGCTCCTGGATAACTTTGCTAAGAAGTACGAATCTAAAGGATCGCAGGAAATTAGGTTTAAGAACAAGGCTCGCTACCTCATTAGAGCCGGTAACTCAGCTGCTCGAGGTATTGCTGCGCCGGACGTGATTCATATTGACGAGTTACGAGAATTCGACACAGAAGATGTCTGGTCATCGATGCGATTCACTCAGATGAGTAATCCCAACCCGCAGGCTTATGTCTACTCCAACGCGGGTCATGCCAATTCGGTTCTACTGCACAAGTTCAGAGAGCGTGGCCTTGCAGCTAGTGAAGGCGCAGACGATTCAATTGGCTGGTTCGAGTGGTCGGCTGAGCCGGGTGCGGCGATAGATGACAAAGAGGCTTGGTACCAAAGTAATCCCAGCCTTGGCCACACAGTTCATGAGGACAACATTAAAGATTCGTTATCAGATCGTGAAGACATTTTCCGCACCGAGATATTGTGTCAATTCGTAAGCATGATAAATCCCGTTATCTCAGAGGCCGAATGGAAGAAGTGCAAGGTCGATGACCTGCCTCAATTAGACACAGAAGCCGATACTTGGATGGCTATCGATTTAAGTCCGGACAGAAAGCATGGGTCGCTTGTCGCAGGCCAGCGCATTAGCGGCGATAGGTTTATGGTTAGCCTTCTCCATACTTGGTTTAACCCAGTCAACTTAGACGATAAAGAAATGGCTAACGATATTGCTTACTGGGTGCGCAAGTTCCCAGTTAATGCCGTTGCCTATAGCAAGTCCACAGCCTCAGCAGTTGCAGCGCGTTTAGCGCCTGCCGGAATCCCTATCCATGAAATTACAGGTCAGGAATATCAGCAGAGCTGCGATGAATTCGTTTCAGCCGTCTCCAGCCTTCGCCTTGCTCATTCGGATCAAGAAGAATTAACTAAGCAAGTCCTCAGCGCCGTTAAATTAACTCGAGGAGATGGCGGTTGGGTCATGGGGCGTAAGGCTTCAGGAATTGTTTGCGGTGCAGTTGCCTCAGCAATGGTTACTCACTTTGCGACACGCGCTGAATCAGAAGTAGACATTCAGATAGGATAATGTCCAGACAATAGCGTATAATATGTCCAATGGGAATCCGGGACATTTTTACATCTTCTAAGCCAGTCGAGGTCACAGTCGATGCGGCTTCAGCGCCAGCGCCTTTTAACAACACAGCTTCTTTTAATCCTTTCGTATTTACCCAGTCAGTTGCAAGCCGTCAGCAAGCGATGGCAGTACCAACAATTGCACGCGCTAGAAATATCATCTGCTCAACCCTTGCCTCATTACCACTCGAGCAATATTCAAAGCTTGATGGCTCACACATGGGAACACCGGCAGTTATCAATCAACCAGACCCACGCGTTCCTGGATCAGCAATTTATGCATGGCTTGCAGAAGATTTACTTTTTCATGGCGTTGGTTATGGACAGGTCATGGAGCAGTACGGAGACACAGGACGTGTCCGCGCATGGACTCGCGTTGCACCAGATCGCGTAACTGTAAAGTTAAATCATAACGATACTGAAATTGTCGGATACCAAGTAGATGGTTCAGTAGTTCCAAACCAAGGTGTCGGTTCACTTGTAGTTTTCTACGGCCTTGATGAAGGATTACTTAATCGCGCAGGTCGTACAATTCGCGCAGCTCATGCATTAGAGCAGGCAGCAGAAACTTTTGCTAAAGAGCCAGTACCACTACAGGTTCTCAAGTCCAACGGCACAAATCTTCCAGCAGAACGCATTTCTAAGCTTCTCGAGTCATGGCGCACAGCCAGACTTACTAAGTCAACAGCATTTTTAAATGCTGATGTAGAGTTGCAAGCCCTTGGTATAGATCCTGCCAAACTTCAATTAAATGAAGCCAGAATGTACGTCAGTTTAGAACTGGCCAGGGCTTGCAATTTACCTGCTTATTTTGTAAGCGCTGAAACTAATAGCATGACTTATTCCAACGCAGTCTCGGAGCGCCGCTCACTTATTGATTTCTCAATGAAGCCAATCCTTGCCGCTATTGAACAGCGTTTATCTATGGCGGACTTCTGCCCTTCAACTGGTGAAATCCGTTTTAGCCTAGACGAGTTCCTTCGCACAGATGCGCTACAGCGCGCTCAAGTATATGAAATTCTCAATCGCATCGGTGCTATGAGCGTCGAGCAGATTCGTGAAGAAGAAGATCTAATCGATAATAAGGAGACCCGATGAAGATAACTATGCCTTATGCCATTACGGCAGCGGATACAGAATCTCGCATCATTGCAGGCCGCATCGTTTCATGGAACGCGGAAGGCAGCACATCAGCCGGGCGCACCATGTTCAAGGAAGATTCAATTACCATGGCTAAGAACATCAAGCTAGTTCTACAGCACGATGTAACTCGTCCATTAGGCAAGATGGTTTCATTCGAGGCAGATGCAGAAGGCATCACAGCAGAATTTAAGATTGCTAAGACAACAGCAGGCAATGACGCGCTAGAAGAAGCAGCAACTGGGCTTCGTTCAGATTTCAGCGTTGGTGTCGATGTTGCAGAGTGGGATAACGAAGATGGCGTTATGGCTATCAGCGCATCCAAGCTCATCGAGGTCAGCCTTGTCACAGACGGCGCTATTCCCGGCGCTGAGGTCGCAAAAGTAGCGGCAGTAGAAAACGAAGTTTCTGAGACATCTCAGGAAGAAACACAATCAACCACAGAAGGAGAACAAGTGTCAGACACTACCAATCCAGATGTTGCTCCTGCCGCTGAATCGGTAGAAGCTGCAAAGGTTGAAGTAAAGGCTGCAACAGCACCTTATATTTCAACTACTGTTCGTAACCCAATCGTTGATAAGGCTTCTTATCTCGAGCATTCAGTACGCGCTTCACTCGGCAACGAAACATCAAAGATGTACGTTGCAGCGGCAGCAGATACAACAGACAACGCTGGTCTCGTACCAACACGTCAACTAACAGAAGTTATCAATGGCATCAGCAATGCAGATCGCCCAACAATCGATTCAATCTCACGCGGCACTCTTCCAGATGCAGGCATGACATTCGAGATTCCTAAGATCACAGTTGCTCCAACAGTTGCAGTAGCAACCGAAGGTGCAGCACCATCAGAGACAGACCAGAACGCAGCCTTTGTGACTGTAAATGTCCAGAAGTTCATTGGCCGTCAGACATTTTCGCTTGAGCTTCTCGATCGCAGCTCACCAGCGTTCTTTGCTGAACTCGTACGTCAAATGGAGTTTGCTTACGCAAAAGCAACAGATGACAGAGTTGCAACAATCCTTGCAACAAACGGAACCGATGGCGGAAACCGCTCAATCACAGATGGTTCAGATGTAGCTGATTTCGTATCAGATGCAGCAGTATCTATCTACACAAACACACTTGGTTTCGCTCAGAACATCATCGTGAGCCCAGCGCAATGGGGCGTCCTCATGGGACTTGTGGACACAGCAAAGCGTCCAATCTTCCAGCAGACAATCAACCCACAGAACGCAGGCGGCGATCTAACTGCAACAGCAGTTCGCGGAAACCTACTCGGACTTAACCTTCGCGTATCTCGTGCATTCTCAGGAACAGGCGATAACTCAATGATTATCGTTAACCCAGATTCATACACATGGTACGAGAGCCCACGTCTCTCACTTCAGACAAACCTCATCTCAACAGGTCAGGTTGAAGTTGGATACTACGGCTATGGCGCAATTGCTACAAAGCTTGCAGCAGGCGCATACCGCTACATGGTTGCATAACCAATAACTAATCATGGGGGGGCTGCTGCTCCCGGTGGCTCCCCCAGTCGTTTAATAGAGAGGATGTAGAGATGGCTTCAATAGTTACAGTTGCAGAACTAAGGTCTATTCTTGGTGTCTCTACGTCCCTCTATAATGACGCATATCTAACAGACGTGATAGATACGGCTGAGGCGGTAATTTTGCCTATGCTGGTTAAGTACGCATCACCAATCGCATCAGTAGAGCTTGAAAGCAATATCGCAACATATCGCGTACTTGGCGACAATAACTTTTCAGAGGGTCAGAGCGTAGTCATCACAGGATGCGGCTCCCCATTTAACGGAACCTTTACAATCCTAGAATCTAGCAATATCAGCGCAGAAGGATTCGTAGTTAAATCAGATTCCCGCATTTTCGTAGATGCAATCTATTCAGAATTTACAGGCTATTTTACAGTAGCTATTACCAACGCAGATATTATTCAGCGCAAGGTAATCCCATCAGGCTTGGCAACTCTTTCAGGCGCTTCAACCTACGTTGGCGTTAGCGCCGTAGAGTCAGCAGTCCTAGCCGTATCAGTAGAAGTATTCCAGTCCCGTATCGCTCCGGGTGGACAGATCGAGGGAATCGACTTTACAAACGTCAGCCCTTATCGCTTAGGCCGTAGCTTATTTAATCGTGTATCAGGATTACTAGGGGCGTACATCGACACCGATTCAATGGTGCAGTAATGCCTAACACAATTCTCGATACAGTCCGTCAGCCTTTAGCCACAGCCTTTGCAAGCGTAGCGGGAAACGTCTATGCCTACGTCCCTGAGGCTCCTATGGTGCCATTCGTGGTTACAGTCCCGGACTCTCCATACCTTGAATTAGAGACTATTAACAAGTCCACGCTTCACATCAAGATTAACCTTGTCATCTCAGTAGCGGTTGCCTATAACAGCAACCCTGCATCGCTCGACAATCTCGAGCAGCTAGTCATAAGTGTTCTGAAGGTGATCCCAGCAGGGTACACAGTCGGAGCGGTTGAAAAACCAACAGTCACTCAGGTCGGGCCATCTAATTGCTTGGTCGCAGATATTCGAGTTTCTACCTACTACACACAAACAAACTAAGGATAAATAATGGCAACCACAGTAATCACAGGTCGCGATGTTTCTCTATCTTTCACAGGTGGAACAGATATTGAAGCGCAAGCGACATCAGCAGTTCTCACAAAGACCAACGTTCGCGAGGTCTACCAGACACTCGATGGCGAAGCCGTAAAGACTGTCAACACAGAAGGCACCTTTGCTCTTTCAATGCTCGCAGACTGGGGCAAGGCTTCATCTGTATGCGAAGCACTTTGGACAGCAGCAGAGACACCAGACACAGTTATTGCTATCACTTTGACAGCAGCAACAGGCGCTCAATTCGTATTCGACATCTTCCCAGAATTTCCAACAGCCGGAGGCGCTGGAACAGATGCTCAGACTGTAGACTTCACTTTCAAGGTCAAGCAGGGAACTGTCACCGAGACATTCAGCTAAAAAGTAGAAACGGGAGCAAACAATGCAACAGCAGATAACAATTAAATATATCGATGGATCAGAAACCACTTACATGGTTCGTCCTCCAGATTACGCCCGCTGGGAGATGACAACTAAAAAGGTTATCTCTCAGTTTGGCGGGATGTGGGACATTCTTTATGTCGCGCACAGCGCCATGAAGCGTGAAGCAGCAGGCAAGCCAACTAAGACACTCGATGTCTGGATGGAGTCAGTTGCGGATGTTGAAGTAGGTGAAGGCGACCCAAAAGTCATCCAAGAGGAAGCGTAAGCCGACTCTTGGTTGAACTGGCAATAGCCACCAGAATCCCTATGGATCAATGGCAAACTGCCGAGGATATTCTTACAGCTATAGAGATACTGGAGCAGCGCAATGGCAAGTGAACTTGTAGCACTTGACCAGACTGAACTGCGCAAGGTATTTAAGGCGCTAAAGAATATGGGTGAAGAAGCCAACGATGAGGCCAAGCGTCAATCAGGCGCTTTGGCTGAATTCGCTAGAGCAGAAGTAATCCAGACCGCTAAATCCCTACAGAGTAGGAAAGTAGCCGGACGTATTGCAGATGGTTCTAGGGTTAAGAAGTCCAGCCGTATCGGTGAGATTACTTATGGCTTTGCGTCTCAAAAGTTCTCAGGTGGGGCAACCACTAGAGACATCTGGGGCGGTTCAGAATTCGGATCTAACAAGTACAAGCAGTTCCCGGTGTGGTCAGGCCGTCAAGGTCGAGGCTCTAAGGGTTGGTTTATTTATCCAACGCTTCGCAGGATTCAACCTGAAATCGTTGCTAGATGGACTGAATCATTTACCAAAGTATTGAAGGAGTGGGGCTAATGGCAACAGGTACAAGAGCGTTAACGCTTAAGCTGCTTGCTGATGTTGATAACTTCACTAAGAATCTCAAGACAGCCGATAATGACGTAAAGACTTTCGGCGATAAGGTCGGAGAGTTTGGCAAGAAGGCAGGCCTAGCCTTTGCAGCAGCAGGTGCAGCAGCCGTAGCCTATGCAGGCAAATTAGCCGTTGATGGGGTCAAGGCGGCCATAGAAGATGCAGCCGCGCAGACTAAGTTAGCCCTTACCTTAAAGAACGTCACAGGGGCTACAGAAGCCCAAATACAGGCAACAGAAGATTACATAAC